AAATTATGATTTAAATCCATAGAGGATTTTGTTGGGGTAGTTGTTGCGTTATTTCCTCTCCCATTGGCCATTCCATTTAAAACTTCATTCCCTTTTGTAAATGCAGCAAAAGTGTCTTCAGGTAATAGTTGAATATTTTGACCCGGTAATTTAAGTACATCTCTACCTGTTTGTGTGGGTGATAAATTATCTTTGATAAAATCAATCATTTGACCCAAAACCGGGTATTTTTCATTTAATTTATCAATTTCCACTTGTGATTTTACAAACGAATCTTTAAGTTCACCACCCATAAATGAAACAAAGTCCTGTAAACTTTTACCTCCATCAAGCATTGTGTCAATACCTGTACGAATACCTTTTGGTGAAAATTTCTCAGGAACGACTTTAGTCACTGACTCAGCAATATCCCTACCAGCACTTAATACTTTACCGGTTGTTTTAGTTGCCGCAACACCTATTTTGGGGGCTTCAATTAAAGATTGAATTAAATTATATATGTTATCTAAAGTGTTAGTCTGTTGTTTTGCATACTCTTCCATTGTTGGAGGTGCTTTTTTAGCATTTTCTTCCAACGCCTTGATATCATCTTCAGATAGTGCACTCACAGCCTTAGTTTCTCCTTGAACAGTTTTAATAACATATTCTCCACCATCACCCATTTCAGCCATGTTGGCAATTAAGTTTTTCTGGTCTTCATTAACAAAAGTATCAGGAAATTTGATTTGACTTAATTTTTTATCCAAATCAGCTCCGGCCAAAGCCATATTAGTTAATTGTTGATAAGGTATTCCTAATTGTTCACTAATTTCTTTTAATTGACGTTTTGCTCCGGGCATAATTTCAAAATGACCATCCTTACCTAATTGTACAAATTGTTTACTCATTTGAGCAATTTGATTCTGTAATTCTGCTGGGTCATTTTGAGCCAGTTCCATCAATCTTAACGGGTCTAATAAATCACTTTGTGCCACACCCAACCTTTGCATCGATGCCGCGACTTCTATAGCCTTGTCAGGACTAAAAAGGTCTTCAGCTAAAGATAATGTTTTTGACATATCAACCCTTAACATAGTTGCTTGAGCAGCCATTTTCGCTAATCCACTAACACCACCTTCAAAATTGAACTTGTTAATGTATTCCATGTTTTCCATAACACCTTTAGATACCGCCAAGGCACTTACTCCTTGATTTCTAGCAATATCAACGACCTTTTTCATTTCTTCAGCAGTATTTAAACTTGAAATACCTACGTCGGCCATTCCTTCAACTAACTCTTTAACACTCTGACCGGTTACCATTGAAGTCGCATATAATTCAGCACTTGCATCGGCTGCAACAATCACGTTTCGACCAATAGCTTCAGAAACTTGAACTAAATTTTTTTGAATGTCTTCTATAGTTCCCCCCAAAGCTATAACACCCATAGAAGCGTCGGCAATACTTTGTCTTAAAGTTTGTGCCATGGCTTGTGCTTGACCAAACTGATTCAACATTCCACTTGCCGCAGTATCGAGTGTTTTGATTACATCAAGATATGATTTGGGATTCAAAATTGAACTTAATTCATCTAATATACTTTTGTTTGCCATCTAAAATGTCTTTATAAATAAATACACCAAACACAGTTTTTAAAACTATTGGTTTGGTGTATTGTCTTCAATTATTCTATTTGTTAAATATTTCCGAACATAAGTTGGCATTACCAAAAAATCTGTATATGGTATTCTTATGAATCGAGCGAGAAAATAATATTCCTCGATTAGAAGTTGTCTATGATTAGAAGAAAGGGCGAAAAAAGTCCACCCCAAAGGTTATCTCGAAAGATACCTTTTCTCCTGATGGGGCGATAACTGTTCTTTGTAAATCTAATGAAGGTTCATTATCTCTCAAAAATTTTCTTATATATTTAGAATCCATAATTGGTAAAGTAGCAATAAACATAGATATTTTTCCTTTATCAGAATCCCCATCGATTTCAACTATTTGTTTTTCAAGTCTCCAAGTAACTTTTGGTGCTTGTCTACCAGCAGGATACTGAGTTGCCATTTTTTCTATTTCTAATGAATCATAAAAAGTGGTTGGTCTTAATTTAACAGTAACCCCTGTTCTCGGAAGTTTAGTAATAAAAGTCCCATCCTCTGATGGTTGGACTTCCGGTTTTTTTAAATTTAATTCATCTAAAGTAATTGTTCCAACAAATTGTTTATCGGTTTTTGGGTCAGTTAAATTTACATTGTATTCAGAACCAAAAGATGTGTTTCTTAAATAAATCAAAATAGCTTCTACATCACCATTTAATAATTCTTCCGGTCTTAAATCATGTTCATATAATTTATTTCTTAACAAAGATAAAATTATATTTTCACCTGAAGTTGAAGAACCAATTAAGTAATTTTCATCCTGTGCAGTCAAATAACCAACTTTTACTGATTTTTTCTTAGATTGATAAAAAATACCTTTTGAGGGTAATTGTACTACATCATGTGGTAAAGTGAAATTTTCCGTAGCTGCTTTATATAAATCTTGTTCCATAGTTTTTTTTTAATAAATAATAGTAAAGTATATTTTATTATAAATAAAAAACCCCACATAAAGTGGGGTTGATAAATATTTTATAGAAAATCAGTAAACTAATATACATCTGTCCATACGAAGTGTTGCTGATATCGTTGCTAATGCATCTTGACTATAACTTAATGAATCAAAATTAACATCACTTAAAAAAGTTCCTTCTAATATCCATTTCTCAACAACAACTCCGGTTGGGTCTAACATTTCAAGGTCAACATTTTTCTTGTAACCCGCAGCATAACCCATACGTCCAGTAACTGATTCAGCACATAAACGAACCCATTCCATCAGTGCTTGTGATGCCGAAGGTCCAATTGGGTCACGGAATTTTACATTTATAGTTCCCCAAGTAAATCTACCCGCAACATAGGTTGAAGTATTTAAGAACTGAATTTCTGTTGCCCCGATTGTTATATGTGGTCTTGCTGCCGACTCAACGAACCATTCATTGATTCCTAAAGTAGATGGAAATCGTACAATGAACCGGTTCTGTCTTTTTGGTTCATACGGTATGGGCATTTTCATTAATAAATCAGCCATTGTCTATTTTTTTTTAATTTTTATTTTATTTTATTTTTATATAAATATCGTAGTAAAAATTTTTTCTATTTACTTTAATAATTTATTTTTTTAATCTTCTAGTAATAATCTTAATATTTAAAATTATTATTTAATATTCAGTTTTGAAACCTCCTTTTGTCGAATAAGTTTTAATAATATTTTCTGGGTCTTTTTGAAAATGTTTTTTTACACTTTCTACGTTTTTTATGTCATCATCTGAAAAACCTATCTTCGGAACAAAATAATTGTTGATTCTATTTTTTAGATAAGCTTTTTGTTGTATTTCTGACGAGACTCCTTTTACATATTCTACAAATTCATTAAGGGCTTTTATTTTTCCTTCTTCAGGATTAGTAGCCGAACCTTCACCATAAGAAACAGGATAAAATTTACACAAATCTAAGTACTCTCTAATCATTTCTCTTTTTGAGATTTTTTCTTTATCCGCCAAATCTCTATACTTTTCTAAATTTTTAACCAACTCATTAGAATCAATACCTTCATAATTTGCTACTATATAATTATAACAAGCTTCTTTTATTACAGAGGGGGTATGTCCTCTTGCAGTCACAATTGCAAATATTGACCCATTATTTATTGCTTCCACAAAATCAGGCCAAGCCGGTCCGGGTTTAGCGGTTATTGCATCAACAATAAATTGTTTATCACCTGTAGTTTGAAAATAACGATAAGGGTCTTTGGCGAAACCAACTATTTTGTGACCGTCAAAATCAAATGGTTCTTTACCAATTATTTCTCTAAAATCAGCAAAATCACTAGTAGACATACCAACCTCATCTCCATCTTCATCAATCAAAATAATTTTTGTTGGCATTGTAACTATATTGTCATCCCAATCAAATGCATAATATTTTTCATCAGGTCTTCCTGATTCATCTATTCCTTCTGTAATTTTTTTATTTAACATTAATTAATTATAAGGCTTAATATGACCCATCAAAAGATGGGTCATAATTTTAATATTAGATATTCTCAAACGATGCACCTGTTGGTGTGATATAGAATGTAATATCTATAAATTCTAATGACTTAGTTGGTTTAATATAAATCTTACCTGTCATTTGATTTCTATCTAAATCAGCAACATCAGACGATACTGTTACACGGAAATCGTATAAACCTCTATCTCTTCTGATAGCATCTAAGATAGGATTAACAGCATCTAAGAAGTCTTGTCTTACTTTTTGGTCATTTTGTTCGAACAATAATCTTACTGATACTGCTGAAATCAATTTACGTGCTTGAAGTAATAATCTTCTTACGTTGATTCTGTCAAGAGCTGATTGAGCCACCTGTAGAGTCTTGTTACCCCAAATTACAGTTCCTACATCTGAGAAAGTTGCAATTGGATTGATTCTACCTTGATATAATGTATCTCTATCTTCTTGAGTAAGTTTCTTTCTCGCTTTGATTGAGTTTACAATACCTCTTGTGTAACCTGCCGCTGCGAACCAAGGGAAAGCAATGTTATCGGTTAAAGCTAAGTTTCTTGTTACCTCAGCAGTTGGTGGTAAGTAGATTTGTGTATTGTTAACACTATCTCTTGTTAATACCCATGGATAATATGTTGCGGTATAGTTAGAGTCTATTCCTGTATCCTCAAGATTATTCACAGCTTCTTGTGGGTAAATCAATGCGTTAGGGTCTGGTGATGGTATAAATAAATCACTGTCAGGGGTTGTACAGATATATAAAGAGTCCGCTCTATTAAATTCAATCATCTCTATAGCCGATTCAACCAAATCAGAGTTATTTACGTAATCAATACCAGGTGTTACAAATAAATTGATGTTAACTGCTTCAGGATTAGCAAATGTTTGTTGACCTAACAAGTAAGCGTAATAGTCAGTATTTGCAAAATCCACAGAATTATTACCAACAGTTATTTTCTTGAAAGCTCCCCAACCTGTTGCATTTGGATATTGAATAGAAGTACAACTTCCTTTCAAGAAACCGGAACCTCCTAATCTAAAGTTGTCAGTGTTACTTCTTGACTCTCTGTAAATGTCCCAACCATCAAAACCACCTTGTACAAGTAATGAAAACTTACGAGAATAAATTCTGTAATAAGGACTTGCTTCACTTGTAGGGTCAGATGTAAATGTTGCATTACCAACATAGAAAGCTGGAGTACCACTTGTTGTAAACGCATTTGAAATAGTAATTCCACTTGCATTTTTATCCATGTGATATCCTTTAGTAAGTGTCAACCATTCAGCAGCATCACCTTCAATACATAAGTCTAAAGGTCTTTGTTTTCCTTTATATTGAAAGAAATCAACATCATATCCTGCACCATTTCCTGTAGAAATACCTAAATAAGTTCTTCTAACATTATCACCTGGACTTAATGTTGCATCATTACCACCAGAACTTAAACCAAATGGTGGGTCGAAAACAACTTCACCCGGATAGTCATACTTAGTTTTATAGATTGGGAATGGAGACCTTGATGAACCATATTGTCTAAATTTAAATCCTCTAAACCCACAAGGTAGAGTATCAATAGGTGCGTCTTCATTCATTTCAACCATAATGTATCTTGAATTCAATTCATATTCACCATCAGAAGTACCAACTTTTCTTGCTACGAAAGAATTTTCATTTGGATTCATCGTACAATTTGTGAATTTTTCTAAAACAACTGGGTTATTATCAGTATCAAAGAAATCTCTAACTAAAATATCAAATGTTAAATTACCAAACGACATATTTGCTATAGAAATTTTAACCTGTGTGTTAGCTGCGTCACCGTCAGAAATTGTTGTAAATCTAAATAAATCAAATACCTTATTACCTCTCACTTCAGACACAACCCAAGGTGATACCGGTGTTTGATACCTTTCCAAGTAGAAAGCAATTGAAGATGAATCTCCAATTGCTTTCTACTTGGAAA